ACAGAAAGAAGTAGTAATTTTTGGGAAATGCAAACTACTGCACCATCTAATTCTAATGATAGTACAGCACAATCATTAGCAACAGGTACAGTAGAACTTTGTCACGATCAAGCAAATAAAAGAATATTAATATTAATATTAAAAGATGGTACAAATGCTGTACTTGCAGGAGGCTCTACTGGTTTAAATGCTGGATATAAAATCTTACCTTATATAGGTTTGGAAAATGCTACTTGGACAGTGAAAGTTGAATATAATCCTAATAGTAATGGATATGATACTACAAATGGTACTATAGGAACATATAACGGTTCATTTGGTCCAGGAGCAAGCTTGCCTTCATACAGTACATCAAGTACATATCATACTGTTCCAACGGCTGATACATTTTTAAGTATACCTACAGAAACAGGATTATCAGCTGATGGTGATACTATTGTAAATGAATCAACCAGACAACTTACTTGGTCAGCAATAGTTCCAGGTGATTTAAATAATTACCAAGCTTTTACAGGAGCAACGGCCACTGGGTCAGGTTTTACAGGTACAAGACTCCATATTAAAGCAGTATTAGGTAGTGAAACATTCCAGACTGTTTCAGCATACTGGAATATCGGTCTAAGAGCACAAAAAGGATTTGGATTCTAATGGCAGTTCCAGCTTCAGGTAATGCAATCACTTTAGGTAAAATCTATCAAGAGATTGATGGTGGTGGTTATGTCGCACATGATGGCTCAGAGGAAGTTAGCCTAGAAGATATGAGTACAGGTAGTGCACCTGATACTTTAAATACTAATAGTACTAATAGACCAGATGGAAGTCCACCACATTTAATGAGTGAATTTTTTAGTTATAACCATAGTGCAACTCCACCGTTTACTTGGGACTCCACGAATGCTGTTGCAGTTCCTCAAGGTTGGGGTAATATATCTGGTACTTCAGCATTTACAGCAAATGCTATATGTTCAATAGGTTTTGCTTATCAACCCGCTGATAATAGAATGAGAGTCAGAAGTGGTAATGGTAATAATAGTACAGCACTTACATATTCTTATACACATACAACTTATACTCTCGGCACTGGTGCTAGTGACCCAGAAAATTTGCAAGTTCAAGTAACATGGTCAGGTTCTTTTACAGGTTCATATCAGTCTAGTAGTGAAGGGTCAGGTCGTACATCAGGCGCATTTGTGACAGTTGCAAAACAAGCAACATCTAGTAATAATGGTTCTTTTACAGATTATAATTGGTTTGTACAAAAAAGCTCAGGAACAGGAACAGCAACTTATCAAACTGGTACTGGTACTAATCCAAGTTGGTCTTTTAGAGCTATAGACTCTGGAGGTTCTGAAATTTCAACAACTGGTTCTTCAACAGCAAATGCAATTAGTTTAACAGCAACAAGAGGTCAGAGTGGTGGCCCTGGTGGTGGAGGTGGAGGAGAGTTCTTCTGTCTACATGAAGATATGTTAGTCAATACTGAATGGGGACCAATGAGTATCAAAGAAGTTGTAGATAAAGACCCTAAGATATGGGCTTACAATTGGAATAAGAAACAAAAAGAATTAGTAGATCAAAATTCTAATGTACAAATTTTGCATGATAATTTATATGTTATTAATGGTGAATTCAAGATTACAGAAGATCACGTAATGTATGGAGAAAACCATGAAGCATATTCTATTGAACCAGATTTAGCATTGAAAAAATATGGTAAACATTCACAAGAATTAAAAGTCGGTGATAAACTAAGTACTTTAAGTGGTGATAATTATATAGTGAATACTATAGAAAAATTAGAAGGTGAACATAATACTTATACTATTAGTACACAATATAATAATTTTTATGCTGATGACATCTTAGTAGATTCGGAGATATAATGAAAGCTTATTTAGTAACATGTACATATAGTGGAGGAACAAAACAAGGTTATATGTATGGTGAAGATTATGAAGATGGAACAGATGATTATAATGCTGAGCTGAATCGTCTCACAGCTGAAGCACAACAAGGATTTGATAATTGGGACGCGGGAGATAAATAAAATGGATATAAATAAACTAAAAGAACAATTGAAAATTGATGAAGGCGTAGTCTATGAAATATATAATGACCACCTTGGTTATCCTACATTCGGTATTGGCCATCTCGTTCTGGAAGGAGAACCAGAACATGGGTTATCGGTTGGCACTCCTATCACAGAGGAACGTGTTGATGAATGTTTTGAAAGAGACGTAGAATATGTTTTAGATGATTGCAGAATTTTACACGAAGATTTTGATAACTATCCAGAAGAAGTCAAGCAAATCATTGCGAATATGATGTTCAACATGGGTAGAACAAGATTAACTAATTTTAGAAAACATAACGCAGCATTAAAAGAAGGTGATTGGAAAACTGCTGCAGTTGAAGGGCGAGATTCAAGATGGTACAGACAAGTGACAAACAGAGCCGAGAGGCTGATGAAAAGACTAGAGGAAGTGTGAGACCATTTCCAATAGGAGCTTATGTAGAATCGGAAGAACCACAGACCGAGAAAGGTTGGTATTGGTGTTCTGAAAAGAAAGCTCATTTTAGGTATAGTGATTGGTTTAAACCAATGACTGATTTTTATAAATAATATGGAGGATATATTATGTTTACATGGTTAAAAAATATGTTAGGCATGGGAGAAGCATCTGGTGTAAGAGCTAGAAATGCTAAAGGTAGATTCGTTGCTGATGACCCAAATACACCTAACGTAAATGAAGCCTATGTTGATGGTAAAAAACCAAAACGTAAAAGAAAGCCTGCCGCTAAAAAAGCTCCGGCTAAAAGAGGCAGACCAAGAAAAAATAGGAAATAAAAATGGCAAGTACAGTTAAATTACTCGGTTCAGAAGTAGCCGTTAGTAATACAGCTTCAAATATAGGTAATGCTAAATTAGTAAGAATATATAATGGTCATGCAAGTGATCAGTTAGTTACAGTTAAAAGTGGTAATACCACTGTTGGCACAGTCACACTTGTTACTAAAGAAGTTGTATATCTTATGAAACTGAGTCAAGAAACTATAGAAGTCGGCTCAGGTGTTGCAGGTGTAAAGGCAGTCTCAGTTGCATATTCTAGTTAATGGCATATTCAAAAGAGGTCACCGAAAGATTTTATGGGGTCTTAAATAATCCTCAGAGTTTTTCTGTTGGAAGATTCGACCCCAAAGCACCCAATGTAGCAACAGGAATGACAGGTGCTCCAGCTTGTGGAGATGTCATGAAGCTACAATTAAAGCTGAATGAAAAAGAAGAAATAGTCGATGTTAAATTCAAAACATACGGATGTGGTTCAGCTATAGCATCATCTACAATGTTTGTAGAAATGCTGAAAGGTAAAACTGTTGAAGAAGCTAAAAAGATCAAAGATCGTGATATAGCAGAAGCTTTAGATTTACCACCAATCAAATTGCATTGTTCTGTACTGGCAGAAGATTCAATAAAGAAAGCAATAGAAGATTGGGAAGATAAAAAACATCGACAACATAACTACCAAACTTATCCAGATGTCGGAAACATTGATTGAACTAACAGATGAAGCGATTAAAAAACTTCTGCAAAAGAAAGCCCAAGAACGATTTAATTATATACGGCTTGGGATCACAGGCGGAGGCTGTGCTGGTTTTGAGTATATTTTCGATTCTGTTGCTAGTAAGTCTGCTGACGACATAGTATTAGACTTTGGTAAATTACAATTCGTAGTCGATAAAGTTTCCATACCATATCTGTCTGGTATGACTTTAGACTTTGAAAAACAAGGGCTAAACGAAGTCTTTGTATTCAGAAATCCAAAAGAAACATCAGCCTGTGGTTGTGGTGTTTCTATCAATTTTGATCTTAATAAAGTAGAAGAAGATAATTCCAAAATATTCGCTATCGAAGTATAATTTATTATAAATAGATTTAATAATAAATAATAAATTATGGAAGAAGTATTTCAACTAATAAGCGACGTGGGGTTACCAATAGCTGGTGCTTTGGTAATGGGTGCCTTTATATTCATCATTATAAAACAAATAATGGAGGGTGTAGTAGATGACATCAAAACCCTAACTATGTTCTGCGAATCTTTAGAGAATCGTGCTAGAACAATGAGTAATGAAATGATAAAGATTGATATGCTTGTGAGTAGTGCCCTAGAGTTAAGACCAGACATCGATAGAGTAGCAAGAGCTGAAAATTTTATCGAAGATGGTAAACTTGATGTGAGGCGAGATTAATGGATAATGTAGAAGATTTAAGTACTATTGGTACTATAATTAGTGACTATGGATTCCCAGCTGTGATGGTGGTGGGTCTAGGTTATTTCGTATATTTCGTATGGAAGTTTATCAGTGATGAAATTGAACCTGCGACTGAGAAGATGCATTTCCAATTAATTAAGGTTATAGACCAAATGAGAATGTTGGACCAAGATTTAATTAGGCTTCAACAAAAAGTAAATGTAGTTTTAGAATATAAAGAGAATGAAAAGAAGAAACGAGGAGAATTGGGAAAAGATGAAAAGTAATTTAGAAGTTGCTGGTCTGCTCATAATCTTTGGTATATCATTATATGGTGTTTCACCACAAGTCTCTGCAGACGAGATAGTTCACAAATTTAAAAATCCATCATTTAGTGGTGTAGGAACTGGTGCACATTATTTAACTATTGAAAACCAAGAGCATTCCAGAAAGAAAGCAATCGAAGATGCATTAGAGGCTGCCAAGAACGCAGCAGAAAGAGAAGCTGAGAATACAACTCTAGCTAAATTTATTAGAAACTTAGAGAGTAGAATATATGCTCAGTTCGCAAAACAATTAGTAGAATCAATGTTCTCTAATGATGACCCTGCAGGGTTTGGTTCATTTATCTTAGAAGGTAATGTGATTACTTGGGAAGTCGTTACAGATGAATCAGGTGCAGAGTTTATTAGATTGACAGTTGTCAGTGAAGATGGAACAGAAACAGTAATTGAGATACCAGTCGGAACTGGTAATTTTGGACAAGACCCAGACAATGGTTAGAATACTTTTAGCATCAATGTTAATATTAAGTGGCTGTGCTTCGGTACCGAAGTGGTCAGATAATCCACAGGATTGTGAACCACCAGAGATCGTAGATTTAGTCACTCTAATAGAATATCCTATTTCAAGGAAATATATTTGTGTTGATCAGCCAGAGGTGGTTGACTTACCATCTTATGTGAAGTTATTACAATTACCACCGGCTGAAGAAAA